TTTGATGACCTTAATGGCATTTATTTTGAACAAGCAGGCGATGGTACACTTACATGGGTTATAAGAACTTATACATCAGGTGTTGTTGCTGAGAATCGTAAAACACAATCACAGTGGAACATTGATCAGTGTAATGGCCAAGGTGGCAGTCAATTCAACTTAGATATTACTAAGACACAGTTGGCATTTATGGAATTCCAGTGGTTAGGAGTTGGATCAGTTACCGTAGGATTTGTACACGAAGGTTCCTTTATCCCTTGTCATCAATTTCATCACTCTAATGACCTAACCACAGTCTATATGAGTAATCCAAACTTGCCAGTACGCTGTGAGATCCTAAACACAGGCACAACCGCAGGTGCGTTTATGGATCAAATCTGTTCTACTGTTATTAGTGAAGGTGGATATGTTGAAGCAGGGCAGGATTGGCATATAAGTAATCCTACAGCACGAGTAATGAACGACGGTACTACTGTGCCTGTATTAGCCATTAGATTAAAAAGTACATTCCGTGGTTATGCTAATCGTATGATTGCTCGTATGGGTAACCTCAACGTGTTTGCCACACAGGAAAACATGGAGTGGAAACTAATCAAACTAGCCAATATTAGCCAACTGACTACTGCTACCAATTGGGTATCAGTTAATGATGGTAGTGGAGTAGAGTACAACGATGGTGCTACTGCCTATACAGGTGGCGAAACTATTGACGGTGGATATATATCTGCTACTACACAAGGTAGTCAAAAGTCTGCTGGTGCTCCTCCTAGCAACTTGCCCAGTACGGCTAAAAAGAACTACATTGTACAAAACTATGACAGTACAGACAGCGAAATTTATCTAGTAGTTGTCACTAATATTGGATCAGCAGATGGTACTGCTAGAGTTAGTCTACAATGGCGGGAGATTTATTAATGTATCGCAAGTATATCAACATTGTAGAAGCAGCCAACAAGGGCTGTCCTATTGCCACCTACGACCTAGATGTCAACCTAAAGAATCGTCAGAAGGCCATAGATGATTATCACTACGGCCCTGCTAATCCTGAGGAGCCAGAATCATATTGGAAGGATGCTGCAAAACGATGGGATATTACAGAAAAGACTGCTAAGACTATGAAATGTGGTAATTGTGCAGCTTTTGATGTATCAGACAAGATGTGGAAGTGCATGGAAGACGGCATCAAAGGTGATGACGCAAATGTTGACGGAATGGCTACAATACACAAAGCAGATTTAGGATACTGCAATTTCCTCCATTTCAAATGCGCTGGAACACGTTCTTGTAGTGCCTGGGTAACAGGCGGAGCCATAGATAACAAAGACAGAACAGAATAACGGTAAATAATAGTATGAGAGCAGCAGAATTTATGAGGGCTTTGGCCGATATTATTGACAAGCTAGACGGCGAGTCTTCTAACGAACTGCCACCAAAAGATCCAAAAGACTTTGATCAGAATCCAGTGTTTGTTCCTCCACTTCAGCAAGACATTGAATTAAAGAAAGCTGATCAAGGCAAAATCAGTCCTGTAATACAAAAACTAACACAAGACGAGAAACCAATTCCTAAACAGTAACCGATAAATATCGTATAGGGGGCTAAGGGATGGCGTTTCGTAAAATTAAAGCCGGTTTGGTCAATGCTGATATTGACGTTTTCGTAGGCGAAGTTGGAAACCTTTTCTTTGATATTTCAGACGGCGTACTAAGACTGTCTGACGGTGAAACTCCTGGTGGTGTTCCGTTATCAACAGGCGGTACTGATGGAGGCGGTGGAGTAACTTATACACTACCCACTGCATCGGCAACAACCAAAGGTGGTGTTAAAGTTGATGGCACTACTATTAGAATTAACAATCAGGTTATAAGCGGATTCAGCGGCAGTTACGCAGATTTAACAAACAAGCCAACCCTATTCAGCGGCAACTACGACGACTTAACAAATAAACCAACTGTACCAACAAATACCAGCCAGCTTACAAACAGTGCCGGTTTTATTACAAATACAGCATTAACCGGATATGCTACTGAAGCATTTGTAAACGGTAGAGGTTTTATCACTGACGTTCCGGAAGCTAGTGGATCTGTAAAAGGCGGAATTAAAATTGGTCGAGGCCTAACAAAAAATGCAGATGGTACTGTAGACGGATTCAGCGGAAGCTACACAGATCTCACAAACAAACCAACTCTGTTCAGCGGCAGTTACAACGATCTAACTAATAAACCTACCCTAATTACAAGTTACACTCAACTAACTGATAAACCCACTATACCAACTGACATCAGCCAACTTAGTGATAACAACAATGTTCTTTCTTCCAGTGGTGCAGGATATAGCTTACCAAAAGCATCCAACAGCATACTAGGCGGAATTAAAATAGGTTCCGGTCTAACAATTGATGCTGATGGAATTGTAAGTGTAACAGTTTCAGGAGGAGTTACTAGCTATAATCAGTTAACTGATCTACCTTCACTGTTCAGCGGCAGCTATAATGACTTAACTAATAAACCAACTTCGTTAGCAGTTGCCCCGCAATGGACTGCTAATCATACACTGTTACCTGGCGGAGAAAATACACGTTATCTTGCAGGGGATGCTGTATATGATAATGGCAGCATATATGTTGCAAACTTTGATAACGAAAGTTTGCCAACAAGCAATACTCAATACTGGACAAACATTGGCACAGGCAAACGATTGAATTTTGATGGCAGAGATATTCCTAACATCACTTATGACCAGTTGAGCGGTAAACCAACTCTGTTCAGTGGCAGTTACAACGATTTAACTAATAAACCAACAATACCGTCGGACACTGGAGATTTAACAAATAACGCAGGATTTATTACTATTTCTGCTCTAACAGGATATGCTACTGAAACTTATGTAACAACTCAAGGTTACTTAACAACTGTCAGCTATAATGATTTAACAGATCTTCCTACACTGTTCAGCGGCAGCTATGACGACTTAACTGGACTTCCAACATTGTTTTCAGGAAGCTACGAAGACCTAACTAATAAACCAACACTAGTTACAAGTTACAACGACCTTAGCGATACGCCTACACTGTTTTCTGGCAGTTACGCAGACTTAACAAACAAGCCAACTATTCCAGTAGATATTAGTGATCTCACAGATATAAACAATCGCCTAGCTTCTAATATAAGTCAAGATGATCTTTTCGTCTACGCTTTAATATTCTAAAAAAGATTAACCCCTGAAGTATTGCTACTCCAGGGGCTGCTCTGTATATAATTACATCTTAAATAACGGGCTATGCCCTTATTACTAATATACTTTTAACATCACTTATTTGTGTTAGTGTTATTTACAAAATTGTAGAACTTTTCAGCAGCTTCTAGCACCTTGTCAGCACCAGGAACTGCTGGCATTTCTACCTTTGTTACCACTTCCTTACCATCCTTGCTAACTGAAGACTCAAACTGTCCCCAACGAGCATGGAAGTCCTGCCACACTTGATTCTGTGCCATTTCTAGCATCTGTGTGCGGATCTCATATCCATTCTTATTAAACTTGACCTGAGGCACTGCTGCCTTGATCTGATCGGCAAACTGAGTTGCCATTTCTTGTGCTTGCTTTGTAAAATCTGTAGTCATTATATTTCTCCTGTATGTGTGTGTATGACTTGTAATATTTCTATTACAGTGCTAATAATAGCAGTTTATTTAGTTTTGTCAAGTGTTAAAATACACTGATTAGAAAACTGTAATACAGTGTTATCATCAGCGAAAGACTTGTAACGAATCCAATTCTGGATACTGTTTCAGTTTTTGGCATTAATATCTCCTATCTTCTTCTATCAAATCAATAAACTCTTCGCAGGTTTCCCAATCATCAAAGTGTCTAATCAATTTGGTTTTATATGGTGTTATGGTTTTAACAACAATATCGTCGTTGTTAAATGTTGCTATAGTTGTGACGTAGCCCCAACGATTGCGCCATGAACCCAATATGTTATGATCAACTGTTTTGAATTCATGGAACATTTTAATCTCGAGATACTATACGTTTAGCTTCTTCGTACTTGCCCATACGTGAAAGTTCTGCAGCAGCTCGAGCCTTGCCCATTGCTTCAAAAAAGAAAAAGAGTCCGCTGAAAAATCTGTGTGTGAGCGTCTTCATAACCATGCTCCCTTGTTAGTATGATTGTACTGGATTGTCCAATAGTCTACTTCGGCTGCATTAGTTGGACGCTTGCTTAGAATAAAAGCTTCGAGATCTGACGGCTGACAAAACAGTCGTCTGAATAGTTTACTTAACATGTTTTTCCTCTATATGTGTGTGTTGTGTTGCTGACAACATCAGCTACGTATTTAGTATATAGTGTAAACCATGATAAAAGTCAAGGATTTACTAAAAAGATTTAATCTCTTTATATTACACTAAATAATAATATAGGAAAGTGCAATGAGAAAACGTACTAGAAGTATATTAGAAGAGCTGAACAGTGTTTATGGAAAGCGTGATGCGGATCGTTTTATCGATACCACAGCCAACAACATTATTGAAAGTTCCATTAATTTACTGAGCAGAATACATTCAACATATGATGTAGAAACTGCTTCAGAGCTTGAGCGTCGCTTTTTAAATTCAATTAAAAGCGGAGATCCACGTAAGTTTCGCAGAGCTATAACTAAAATAATTGAATCTAAGGAAAGAAATGAAGGCAATTCTTAAAGAAGGTGGCAATGTATTTGATGGAACCAGCGATTTTGATCATGCTGTTATTCCTCAACTAACAAAGTCTATTAATTTAGTACTTGATAACATCAAGATTAAAGGCTTTCCAATTGGTTCAGGCGCAACCCCTACACCAGGTAAAAAGAGCGGCGACTTGGATGTAATTGTAGACCAAGATGCCGTAATGGCAGCACTGGGCACAGACAAGCCACTGCCAACTAAGAAAGCACTTGAAGATCTCTTTAAGAAAGCAGGCTTTGAAACTAAGGTAATTGGTATCAATGTACACGTTAAAGTTCCTGTAGGTGATCAGTCACACCAGGTGGATTTAATGCTGGTGCCAAACAGTGAAGTGGTAAGCAAGTTTCACATTCATGATATACCCAAAGGCAGTCCCTATAAGGGATTAAACAAACAGTTAGCAATGGCTAAACTTGCTAAAGAAAAAGATATGAAGTGGAGTGCGTTTAAAGGCTTGCTAAACAGAGCTGATGATAGTATAGTATCAACAGACTTAGATGAAATAGCTAAGACACTGATAGGACCAAACGCAGGCGCAAAGGATCTAGGATCAGTAGAATCTATTGTTGCAGCATTAGGCACTAGAGGACAGCAGTTCCTAGCAGACCTAAAAGCAGATCCTGCTTGGAAAGAGTATCCACAGAAAGAAACACTAGCTGACAAGCACCTAAATCGTATTAGAGAACTAAGTGGTGCTCTGCTCAATCACAGCTCTATGAGTTCTGGAGCATTCAACAGATGAGATTTCAAGAATTTAAAACATTGTTAACAGAAGCTGCCAAGGTTGGTAGAGACTATCAGCACCTTGAAGATTTAGTTTTTGTTGATGGTGCCGCAGGTGCTAACGAAGCAGCAGATGTATTAGACAAGCTAGGCAAAGACACTAGTGATGTTAGTATCAAGTGGGACGGTAATCCTACTGTGTATTGGGGTAGAGAAGAAGACGGCAAGTTTGTTCTTGTTGGCAAGAATGGCTGGGGAAGAAACAAAAGCACAAACCCAGAAGACCTGGCTAACTTTATTAAAAGCTCTGGCAAAGGCGAAGACTGGAGAGAAAAGTTTGGTAATGACATGGCCGGCATCTTCACTATCATGGAAAAGAGTACACCACCAGACTTTAGAGGATATGTCTACGGAGACCTACTGTGGCATCCAGGCAAACCATTTCAGTCTACCAAAGAAGGTATTCAATTTACTCCTAACAAGGTAACCTATACAGTTGACCCAAGCAGTGACCTAGGCAAGCGTTCAGCAAGAGCCAAGGTTGGTGTAGTTGTACACATGAAGTATGATGAGTTTGGCAGCAAGAACGGAACTCCAATTGAGAACATTGCTGAACTAAACAGTCCAGAAGCAGTAGTACTAGGACAAACCTATGTAACTCACACGCCTAAGGTTGACACTAGCCACGTAAAAGAGATTAGATCTTTAGCAGCTAAGAATGGTAAAGCTATTGATCAATTCCTAGCACCTGTAGCAGGGCTAAGTGACATGAAAAACATTATCTATACCTTTGTGAATCAAACAGCAAAGGCAAAACAATTAGACAATTTATCTGCTGATGGATTCTTTAATTGGTTACAGGCATCAACAGTAAGCGCAGGCAAGCAGGCAAAAATAGCAGAGCTAAACAAAGCTAATCCTAACGCACTGCCTGCTGTATTTGAATTAGTAAATAAGATTATGAGCGTAAAAAACGATCTAATCGATCAGTTGGATGCAGCTGATGCGGATGTAAAAGCATCAACAGGCGGAGAGCAAGGTGGCGAAGGCTATATGGCTCTAGGCTCTAAAACAAAATTAGTTCCACGTCATCGTTGGACACCAAACTAAAGGAAACATAAAATGAAAATTAAAGATGTAATGGTTGAGATGCAAAAAACTAGCATCGATCCGCAGCAAGCAAAACTAGCAGAGCTAGGTCGCACTCTAATGGACATGGCAGCAAGTCACAAAGATGATGTTGAATCAAATCAAATGGCTAGCTTAGGCAGTGCAATGACAGAATTTGGTACACCATTTGGTCCTAATAGTCTAATGGATGTTGTTAAGCGCACTGGCTTAGATCCAAAGGCAATACAAAAGTTAATGGGCATGGCGCAGGCACAATTAAAGAGTGCAGGTCCTGTGCGTAAAGCTAAAGATCCTGTTGAGCAGGAAAGCACAATTCGTGAAGCCTACATCAAGACCGCTGACGATGCTATTAATGTTTTAGCAGCTATTCGCAAGCAGAGCAAGCAAGCAGAACTAGGACAAGGTGAACCAGTTGGTCCTAATCAACTTGTAAACGATCTCTATGATGTAATGACTTGGATTGAGAACAACGCAAAGTAATTAAATGGAAAAGCGATACACAGCACTAGAGTGGGCATTGATGGAAGGGGGTCACGAAATTACACCTTCCGAAGATAAACCATTTTCTTTCCTACAAGATATCTTTGAGTCAAGGATGACCAAAGACGACGGTAGTTCACAGAAACTGACCTATTCAGATTGCTGTGAAAGACTATACCTAATGCTGTTGGTATTAGAAACACTGCGCCGCTATCCTTCTTATGCAGCCACAGTAAGAGACTACGCAAAGAAAACAGCAGGTTTTGAACTGTACAAGTTCTATCGTATTATGGGCACCGACCTCTACAATTTTATCTATTTCTTAGTAGGCAGCGATAGTGCTCAAGAAAAACTAAAAGACCCTGATGCTGCTATAGCTCTTAAAAAGAAAACTAAAATACCTATACTAGATCTCAATAGATACATTAGAGATCTAGCACAGGGAAAAGAGCCAACACTGCCAACTGCATTGTTCATTAAACTTGAAACTATACTTAGAATAACAAATAAAGACTATAAAGAAATACGTAGAGAGCTTGGTAACTGGCAGCATATTACACGACAGGACAAGCGAGTTGTTGCTACACGATTAATATTTGCTGTTAGAGCAAAACTACGCAGTTCGGATATCATTACAGATTTTGAACACTGGGCTGCAAACAACAACATGGAGAAAGAGTTTGCTACTGATCCTGAACCTACAGTAAGCAAACCAGATATAAGCATTATTAATAAAGATATCGCAATGTATAGATATCTTGTAGGCGCTGATAAACTCATGTTAACTAGACAGTTTTTAATTAGTGCAATAGAAGGTAGAACTATACCTGCAGCCTACGTAGAAGCTTATATGCCTATTATTGACATGATAGACGATATAGTACAGGCTGGCCCTGGTTATATACAGAATCTAAGAGCTCTTCACAAAAGAGCCAAAAATAAGCAATAACAACCTAATTTTTCTCCGTTTGACTAAATAATTATATCAAGCTCACAGAGTAGTGAGTTTGCCATTAGAGACATTTAAGGAGATATAAAATGGCAGCGACTTTTGATTTTACACCAAAAGCTAATACAGTACCTTCAGCTGGTACAATTTACAGCACAGTTCAGCTCAAAGCTTTCTTGATCACAATCAAGAATGACAGCAACACAGCTATTGACCTACGCAGCTATGACGCAGCATACGGTTCAGAACTAGACCTAATCCTACGTGAAATCGGCGGACAGATGGTTTTCGTAACCAATGACAACAGCGGCACAATCCACGCAATTATGGACGGTCATGCAGTTGATGCAGCAAGCCTACAGGTTCGTCTACGTCACCTAGTAGTAGCACTAGGACTAGGTACAGCAGTAGCAGCTAACGACACAACTGTTGCAGAAGCTTCAAGCATTACACTAGCTTAATAGCTAATATTCCTAGGGATGGGAAGGGAAACGCCACTTTTATAGTGGCGTTTTTTTTATCTCTGTAAATAACTACATGAGATTTAAGTTCTATACCCTAGTTGATATAACCAAAACGGATGCACGTTTTAACAAATCTGATCCTGTTTGGCATCAGCAACAGAACTATCTAACATTTCTACAAACGCTCACACTGCGGGTAAACATTGATTTAGAAAATCTAAAAACAGAAACTGTTAGTGTAAAAGATTTTAGGTTTGGATCAAGTTACAAGGGCGAACACACTGTATGGAGTGGGGAGTTTAATGTTGAGTACGAAGGTGGTCTTACAGTTGAAATGCTGGACAGTGATTTTCATTTAGTTCCTATAATAAACGGACTACAAGAAACTATTAAACTAAAAGATTGTGTATTTGATAGCAAGAACAAACAGACAAAAAATATAGTGTTTGAACTAAATACTATCAGTTAAACAAATCCACTCAGGCATCTATTTTCTAGGCACACTAACCTTTTTTGTGTTATTACGGAGATTAAAGTAGATGTCATCTGCACCCACAAGTTTAGAAAAGCAAAGTTTAGAAGCACACGTTGACTTGTGCGCACTTCGCTACCAGCAGCTAGACGATAGACTAACTAGCGTAGAACAAAAGATATCTACCATACATGAAGACATGCGTCAGGGCCAAAACAGCCTAGTCAAAGTTATAGTTGGCGCAGCTACAACAATAGTCGCTGGACTCTTAACCACAGTCGTTACAATATTAATGAAGTTCTAAAATTCACGCTAAATAATATTATATTATTACGTGGATTTTTTTACGGACTCACCATCTGTCGAAAAATTCAAATAGAGTCTTTCAAGGACAGAAAAATGAAAATAAATGAAATTGTATTAGAACAAAGTCCAATCCTTCAAATCATGAGCGATGATGATAAGGAAACAGTCCTTGTAGATCCAAAGACACAGGTCAAGACCGTAGTGCCTAAAGATCCTAGCAAGCCCGGCGCTATAACCAAAGACGACCGCGGCAACCTAACATTGGACACACAGGTCAAAGGAACAGTAGATAGAGGTATCAAACCTGGCGACAAGGTAATGGTTAAGAACATATGAAAATAAATGAGCTGATCAAGGGATTTAGTGTCTTTACAACTAACGAAGAACGTGCTATATTAGAGAACATGAATGACATTGCTCCCTTGTCCAGCTTTAACGAAAGAGAGCGAGTCATTATTATCGATCTAGTTAGGAAAAGTCTTATAACTAAGATTGTTTATAACAATCAAATCATGGTGAAGAAAAATGAACTTTGACTCTGTCGCAGATGAACTTATGGAACTGATTGAAACTGGGTTTGAAAACTCCAGTATAATTATGCCCTATCAGCGAGGTAACAGTATTCGTATTGGTAGTTATGCTATCCGTAAGAATTCTAAAGGTTACCAAGTATATGATTGTGCTAAGAACGCACGAGTTGGAGTAACCAATTTTAAGATTTCTGCTATTGCACTGGCAAAAAGCCTAGCTGAGGGTAGGAATCACGTTGATCGTATCATGAATGTAGATCTAGAGCTACTAAAGCACTATAATGATGCTCTTTACTATAGAAACCGTATCCGTAGAACAGACGATATAAGTGTAGTAGAATCTAGACTACACAGGTTAGACATTTCCATAGCTAAATCCAAGGCCTTAAAACAGGATTTAGATAAATTTATATTCTGATCGCATAAATAAAACATACAAGTCATTTGGGAAGAGACAATGAACATTAGAGAATTTACAAAACCAGTATCCGCAAAGAAGCTCAACGAGAGCCTAGCTCAACGTTTTGGAGCTAGAATTGATCTTGACAAGTTTACAACTGAACAGCTTCAGGATGTTCGCAATAAGATACGCACCAAGCTATCACAGGTACAAACTACAGAAAGTTTTGACGCTGTACAGAAAGAAGATTACCAAAAGAACAAGCTCTTCCTAGATGTTCTAAATGCTGCACTATCAGAACGCGGATCTGTAGCAGAAGCAATTGACGAAGCAATCAGCAGACTAAACGAAGGCGAAGAAGACAAGGCCGAACTAGTAATGGCAGCTAAGGATATGGTTGATCGTGTTACTGGTTGGATGGAAGACACTGCTGAAATGCAGACAGAGTCTATGCTTGAACTAGCCGACGCTATTCGTGATGAAATGGGTTCTGCACAAGCAGAACAGTTTACATCAACAGTTAAGCCTGCACTAGAAGCTATGTATGCTGCAATGGAGTCAACACGTTCTACACTAACACAGGGTGTAGGCATGCTAACAGGCGAAGCAGAACCAGTAGAGCCTATGGGCGCAGAACCAGAAATGGAACCTACAGTTGATGACGAGTTAGCACCTGCAGGTGACGAAGAAGAAGTTGCACCTTCAACTGATGCTGCTGAACCAGCAGCTGGTGGTGACGAAGAAATGGGCCGTGCGAGACGTGAAAGCGTAGAGCGCACAGGTTCAAAAAAAAAGTAACAGAAACAACTGACGCAAACACAATCTTTCAAGTTCTTAAGCATTTGAAAGATGGCGGCAAGTTTAAACTGTCAATAGAAAAACTAGACAAACTAATGCAGAACATGGGTAAAGGAAACTTTACCTATGATCTCTTCAAAGCTGCATACGATGCAGATCCTAGACTACAGAAGCTAGTCACAAACTTTGACAAACTCAATATAGAATTAAAATCAAGCGAAACTGACGACCTTGCTAACCTACCTGGCAATCCTGGCAGACCAGGAGACACTGTAGGTAATATGGCAAAGAATGCGGTTGACTTAAAATCGCTTTGATGCTATATTGTTATTATGTCACTAATAACTAACAAGTATACCTACGAACCTCTACAGCGTACAGAAGTAAACGGCAAGAGAAGATACCTAACACCAAACGGAACACCCGTAGCCAGCGTTACAACAATCCTTGGAGCTACCAAGGACATGACGCACCTAATAGAATGGCGCAAACGTGTAGGTGAAGCCAAAGCTCAAGAGATAACAACAGAAGCTGCGGGCGTTGGAACTCGCATGCACAAATACCTAGAAGACTACATTGCTTCAGGTGTATGGCCTACTCCAGGCAGCAATCCCTATGCACAAAAAGCTCACGCAATGGCTACTCGGGTTAAAGTACATGCACTAGACGATGTAACGGAAATCTGGGGCAGCGAAGTTCCTCTGTATATCCCGCAACTTTATGCAGGTACAACAGACCTAGTAGGTATCTACAAAGGGCAAGCCTGCATTATGGACTTTAAGCAGAGCAACAAGCCTAAAAAGAAAGAGTGGATTGAGGATTACTATCTTCAAATGACTGCTTATGCTCTAGCGCACAATGAAATTCACGGCACAAACATACGTGAAGGACATGTTTTTATGTGTACACGAGACGAAGAATATCAGCAGTTTGATTTGTGGCCCGATGAATTTGAAGAATGGGAACAAAAATGGTGGAATAGGGTATACGACTATTACGAGAAGTACGCATAAATATATAAAATAATGCGTAGGAGAGACTCGTGGCAGTTATTCAGATAAGCCGTATTCAGATCCGTAGAGGTCGAGAAAATGAAGGTTCGGGCGTACCGCAGCTAGCCAGCGGCGAGTTTGGCTGGGCTGTAGATTCACAAAAACTTTATATAGGAAACGGCGCTGTTTCCGAAGGTTCGCCTTATGTAGGAAATACAGAAGTTCTTACACAACATACAAATCTTTTTGAATACGCTAGCACCTATACTTACAGAGACGATGCTCCTTATATTCAAACAGGTGCTACTGTAAACAGTCCTGTATCTAGAACGTTACAGGCAAGATTAGATGACAGAGTAAGTGTCAGAGCGTTTGGTTGTCCAGGCGACGGCACTGATCAAACCGCAGCTTTCCAACGTGCTATATATCAGCTGTTCATTAATGATGCTAATAGAACTAATCCTCAGAGCAGAGTTGTTCTTTATGTAGAACCTGGTGTATATGAACTATCCTCTACTATCTATATTCCACCTTATGTAACTATTGAAGGGGCAGGACCTGAAAAGACTGTGTTTAGAATCACAGGAACTACACCTGCATTTAGAACTGTAAATGGTGCAACTACAATAACAACTGTTGCTAGTGACAGTATAACTACAGAAACTAATCAAGCTAAACATATTTCAATGAGTGGATTTACTATTGACATTGTGTATGATAATGTTCCTGCATTTAGATTAGAAAACTGCACACAGAGCATGTTCAAAGACATTAATATTAATGGTGTTTGGTTAACAGGCGTTGACTTTACAGCCAACAGCATTGCTATACAGATGAACGCTCTGAGCACTGCTGTAACAACATCATATAACACCTTTGAGAATGTTAACATTAATGGTTTTGCATACGGTGTGTCTTCTAGATTTGACGTCAAACATAACACATTCAAAGACAGTAAATTTACTAATATGCTAGAAGGGTTTGGCTTTGGCGAAACAACAGTACTTGGCACTAGCGGACAGCTAACAGGACCACTACATAATTTAATTACAAACTGTGTGTTTGATGACATTGACAACGAAGCTATTCGCATAACGAACGGTGTTTACAACAAGAGTATAAACAACAAGTTTTTCAATGTAGGTAATGAAGGCGGATCATCTATAAACCCCCAACATCCTGTTGTAACTTTCCTAAAACATACCAATGTAAGCGAAGGAGATTGGTTTCAACGTTCAGAAGAATTAGGTACCAATCTAGAATTCCTTTTCAACGTTCCTTTCTTACCAGAAGTAGACACACCTGCTGTGGTACAGCATTCATTTACAGAATATGTAAGATTGGTTGAATTTAACGAAACTACTAAGATAGCCAAATTCCCAGCCAATTCAATCAAAGGCATAGAAATTGATTATGTTTATAGAAGTAATCAAGTCCAGGCACATCGTTCAGGCGTAATTAAAATTGTTGTTGACCCATACAGCGACATCCAAACTCTTTCGGATGATTATGACTACGTCGGTGACGTTAATTTTGCAGAAAACTTAAAATTTAGTGCGCAGAATTTTGACGAAGATGGTGATACTATACTTGACACAGTAGCTCTGATGGTGTTAAACTCTACTAGTAGTGATGATGCAGATTTCTATTACAGAGTAAGAACCAAGGGTTAATGTTTAGCAAGAATTACGAACAGCGACTAGCAGCCTGGAGAAGTTTTAGAAACACATTAGAGGATCATACGGATCCTCTACAAGCTGTTATTAATTTTTTCAAGCCAGTTCCTATAGTACGATATCAATGTGATCCTTATGACAGGAGCACATGGCCTTCACCTTGGGAACTTATCCAGGAAAACACTTACTGCGCATTCGTAAAAATTCTGGCGATTTGTTATACTTTGCAATTAACAGATATGTTTTCAAAGAGTGCCTTTGAGATACATATAAAATACAGCCCTGCTGAATCAAAAATATATTATCTACTCCATGTAGATGATAGAGTAATCGGATACTTAGAGGACACACATGTACACAAACGAGAGTTACCTAATGGACTTGTTTCGCAACAGAAGTTCTCTATGCCGTCACTTCAATAAATATCACACATAAGAAAGTACTGGCAAACAAAAATGAACAAGATAAGTGTAACTAAAAGAAACGGCACAATTGAGCCACTTACAATTGAAAAGTGGCAGGCACAGGTTGCTAAGGTTTGTAGCGGAATAGCAGATGTTAGTCAGTCAATGATTGAAATCAAAGCACAGCCTCATTTCTACGACGGTATTACTACACAAGAGATTGACGGTATAACACTTCGAGCAGTAGTAGACCTCATTGATGTTGAAACTAACCCAGACATTGGTCATGTTAACTATCAATACGTAGCAGGTAATCAAAGACTCTCTATGTTGAGAAAGGATGTTTATGGCTCATACGAGCCTCCCCGCCTCTACGACATTGTAAAGAGAAATGTTGAAGTTGGATTATATACAGCTGATCTTCTTACATGGTATTCGGAAGATGATTGGAACAAAATGGACGAGATCATAGATCACGAAAAAGACGAAATGTATTCGTATGCTGCCATTGAACAATTAATTGAAAAATATTTGGTACGCAATCGTGCGACAAAGGAAATCTATGAAACACCACAAGTTCGTTATATGGTTGCTGCCGCAACTGTATTTCATAAAGAAGAACCTAACACGGCCCGTATGCGTCTCATCAAAGAGTACTACAACTGTGCTTCAGATGGTTTGTTTACTCTTGCTACTCCTGTGTTGGCTGGGCTTGGGACTCCTACTAAACAGTTTTCTAGTTGTGTTCTTATCCGCAGTGACGACGATTTGGATAGCATATTTGCTAGTGGGGAGATGATGGCCAAGTATGCCAGCAAACGTGCTGGCATTGGTCTTGAAATTGGTCGTCTTAGGCCTCTAGGTTCGCCCATCCGCGGCGGAGAAATTATGCACACTGGCATGATACCCTTCTTGAAGAAATGGTTTGGTGATCTGCGCTCATGCTCACAGGGAGGTATCCGCAATGCAAGTGCTACTGTATTCTATCCTATTTGGCATCATCAGTTTGATGACCTTATCGTACTTAAGAACAATCAAGGAACCGAAGAAACACGAGTCCGTCATATGGATTATGGGGTTGTGCTTAGTAGTTTCTTCTGGAGAAGATTTAAAAATAAAGAAAACATAACTTTCTTTGATCCAAACGAAGTACCTGATTTGTACGAGGCTTTTTATAAAGATGCAAAGCTATTTGAAGAACTCTATGTAAAGTATGAGAAGCGTAAGGATCTGCGCAAGAAGACTATGAATGCTGAAGATGTTTTCAAAGGTGGCATACTCAAAGAGCGCACAGACACAGGACGTATCTATCTTGTGTTTATTGACAATGTTATGAATCAAGGTCCGTTTGATCCTGAGTACGATACCATTTATCAGAGCAACCTCTGTTGCGAAATCCTACTGCCAACTAAGCCCTTCAAGCGTTTAGATGACGATGCAGGTCGTATTGCCCTATGCACACTAGGCAGCATCAATTGGGGAGCATTCCGCAATCCAGAAGACATGCGCAGAGCCTGTAGAATTTTACATCGCAGCCTTAATAATATTCTTGACTATCAGGACTTTTTGAGTATACAAAGTAAGTTAAGTAATGATGAAATCCGCCCATTGGGTATTGGTGTTACTAACCTAGCCTACTGGCATGCAAAGCGCAGCCTTAAGTATGGCGAGAAGGATGCACTACAAGAAGTCAAGACTTGGATGGAACATCAAGCATACTATCTAACTGAAGCAACGGTTGAATTAGCCAAAGAGCGCGGCCCTTGTTTGAATAGCGACAAGACACGTTATGGTAAGGGACAGTTTCCCTGGGAACTTAGAGCCCAAGGTGTTAATGAATTAGCAGACTTTACTCCAGAATTAGACTGGGAAACTCTGCGAGCAGACATGAAACAGTACGGAGTTAGAAATGCAACTCAAATGGCTATTGCTCCTGTAGAATCGAGTAGTGTTGTTATTAACAGCACTAACGGTATTGAAATGCCAATGAGTCTTATCAGTACTAAAGAATCAAAGGCAGGCTCATTTACACAAGTTGTTCCTGAGTATCAAAAGTTGAAGAATAAGTATCAGCTCATGTGGGAACAAAAAGACTGTGCTGGCTATCTAAAGACAGCGGCTGTACTACAGGCATATGTGGATCAAAGTATTTCAACTAATACTTTCTATAATCCTGCACACTTTACTGAACGCAAAGTTCCTACAACACTAATTGCTAAGAACTTGATGCAGAGTCAACTATGGGGAATTAAAACTTTCTACTACAGTCTGATTAACAAAGCAGGCAGTAAAGCAGTAGAAGAAAAGATAAATGGATTCCATCCTGAAGTAGAGTTTCAACCTCAACAAGAAGTCAATTTTGAAGACGACGATTGCGAATCCTGCAAACTATGAACATAGAAAGTAGAATTAAAACTCTTCTAGTTGACCAATTAGGAGTTAATATCAGTGACATTAAACCGCACTCTAATTTAATAAATGAATTAGGTGCAGATAGTCTTGATCTAGCTGAAATAATGATATCAATTGAACAGGAATTTAAAATTGAAATTCCTGAATCTAGGCAGTGGAGAATGACTACGCTTAAGACTATAGTAAATGAAATTGAAAAAATAACAGGAAATCATAAATGAGCAAACAGCAATATAATCTAAGCACAAAGACAGATTATCTATCACGTAAAATGTTTTTGGATCCAGAAGGTCCAGTAACGATTCAGCGTTTTGAAGAAGTCAAGTACAAAAAGATTGCAGACTATGATAGCACTGCACGTGGATTCTTTTGGCAACCTGAAGAAATCTCATTAACCAAAGATGCAAACGACTTTAAAGAGGCCAGTGATGCTGTCAAGCATATTTTTACTAGTAACCTACTTCGCCAAACTGCTTTAGATAGCCTTCAGGGTAGAGGTCCAACGCAGGTGTTTACGCCTGTGTGCAGTCTTCCAGAAGTAGAAGCACTGATGTATAACTGGGGCTTCTTTGAAACTAACATTCACAGTAAGAGCTACAGTCATATCATCCGCAACATCTACAATGTACCTAAGGATGTGTTCAACACCATTCACGACACACAAGAAATTGTAGACATGGCATCAAGCATTGGTTTGTATTATGATAAGCTACATCTTATTAACTGTCGCAAAGAACTAGGCGAAGCAGTTGATGAGTACGAACACGTTAAAGCAATCTATCTAGCTCTACATGCTAGTTATGGATTGGAAGCATTCCGCTTTATGGTATCATTTGCAACAAGCCTTGCTATGGTAGAGAATAAGATCTTTATTGGTAATGGTAACATCATTAGCTTGATCCTACAAGACGAGTTGCTACACAAAGGTTGGACTGCCTACTTGATTAATCAAGTAGTTAAAGAAGACAATCGCTTTGCTCAAGCCGCTAAAGATTGTGAATCAGAAGTAATACAGATTTACAAGGATGTTATTAGAGAAGAAAAAGAATGGGCAGACTATCTATTCCAGAAGGGACCAGTTATTGGTTTGAATGCAGGTATCTTAAAAGACTTTGTAGACTTCACTGCAACTGATGCGCTGAAGCAGATAGGTATTAAGTATTGGAACCCTGCTCCTAAGTCTACTCCTATTCCTTGGTTCAACAAGCACAGCGATACCAGCAAGAAGCAGACAGCACTGCAAGAAAATGAGTCAACTAATTATGTCATTGGTGTTATGAGTGATGCTATTGACTACGACGAACTACCTGCGCTATAATTAATTGTTAATAAAGGAAACATATAAATGCTAGCAACTATTTGGAGCAAATATAACTGCTCATACTGTGATAGAGCCAAGGCCCTATTAAAGGCAAGAAATATCCCGTTTGAAGAAAAGAAAATTGGCGACGGATACACTAAGGAAGAACTACTTGAAGCAGTTCCTGATGCACGTTCAGTGCCACAAATCTTCTTAGGAGAAAAGTATATTGGTGGCTACGATCAGCTAGCCAAGTATATAGATGAAACCGGATTTAACGGAACTGGACACTCAATAGGAACTTAATTTATGTTAATAGAAGCACCATACAAATCACAAGACGCAGTATCTATGAAAACTACTGGAGGAGAGGAACTTGTTGCTCGCTTCGTAGAGGAAGACTCAACTACTATCACAGTTGAGAAGCCAATGGTTGTAATGGCAACACAGCAAGGACTGGGCCTAGGACCTTTTAGTTTTACTATTAATCCTAGTGCTAGAATTAAAATAAACAAGAACACTTTAGTTTTTGTACACAAGACCGATGGCGAAATGGCCAAGCAATACATTTCAAGTACCAGCGGTATTCAAATGGTTTAAGGTGTTGAAATGAGCAAGTTGTGGGCAGTACAAGGAGATCCCAATACACACAGTGGGGGTCAGTTAATTGCTGAAAATCCCCAAACAGTATTTGTTAATAGTATCCCTGTAATAGAACACGAGGATCCCGCCCAGCCGGATAGTTTGTGCCCTGCTAGCCCGCATTGTAATCCTAAAACTGCTGAAGGCGCCCCATCTGTTTTTGTCTATAGCAACCCTGTACACAGGCATGACGATGATAGAATCTGTGGCGCAACTACTGTGGTTGAACTTCAGTCTACAGTTTTTGTTGGAGACCTTTCAGTAAGCAACGGTAGTGCTGTACTTGTAGAAGGAGTATTAGTAGCTACTGATCCCTATTCAGCAGCAGGTTCAAATGCCATTGTCAATGAAGGTGCTGGTGCCGCTGAAGATGATGAAGGCGGCGAAGACGGTGCACCAACAAGCGGCGGAGGATCAAATCCTAGATTTAGTGCATATAGTTCGCCTAACGATAGAAGCACACAACCAGGTGCTCCAACTTCTCCCTCTACAGTGGATAACAGCGGAAGACAAGGTGATGCTCCTGAGCGTAGAGATGTAGATACATCTAATCTACCCTCAAGTATTGATTACAATTATAGGCTCTCAACTAACTACACCGTAAAAGACTTTACTCTTAACTGTGTTTTCAAACATCAATTGCAGTCACAAAAGGGCTATTCAATACAGGATCTAATGGGTAACTTAAAATATCTAGCAGAAAATGTAGCAGAACCAGTAAACCGAAAATATCCCGGAATTAGAATCAATAGTGGATTTAGACAAGGTTCAAGCGGAAGCCAACACTGCAACGGAATGGCTATGGACATACAGTGGCCTGGATTAGCACCACGTGACTACTTGCCGAGAGCGCAGTGGATAAGAGATAACATAGATTACGATCAAATTATTTTTGAGCACGGCAACACAATTTGGATTCATCTCAGCTACGATAGAAATAAATCCAAACAAAGAGGCAAGGTTACCACAATGTATAAAGGTAACTACGAGTCTGGACTCAAGTTATATTACTCTTGACAAATCCAAACTTTGTGCTATACTTTAAAAGTAGTAATAGCCAAAGAGAGAACAGATGAAAGACAGAGTAATACTTACAGACGCAGACGGTGTCATTCTTGATTGGGAATGGGCCTTCCACTGTTGGATGGAAGAACACGGATTTAGAAAACAAGACGGTGGACAATTCGTTTACTCTATTGGTAAACGTTATGGCATCGATGACGAACAGGGTAGGAAGCTGATTAAGATTTTTAACGAATCAGCAAGCATTGGTTTCCTTCCTGCACTACGTGATGCACAGCATTACGTTAAGAGATTGCATGAAGAATATGGTTATGTTTTTCATTGCATCACCAGCCTAAGCAAAGATCGAAACGCTCAACGATTGCGCAAGATGAATGTGCGCAAACTATTTGGTGAGACAGCTTTTGATCACTTTATCTTTCTAGACACAGGTGCAGACAAGGACAAGGTTCTTGAACAGTATCGTGATACCCAATGCTGGTGGATCGAAGACAAGATTGACAACTGTAAAGCAGGACTCAATGTTGGACTTAAACCGTTGCTTGTGGAACATGGACATAACATGGATTATGTTGATGCCATGATTCCTAGGGTGAAGAGTTGGAAAGAAATATATAATATCATTACAGGAGAAAACACATGACTGATACAACCACAACAAATTCCGTACACGAAGAAATTGTTCTAGCATTTAACAATTATCTTAAGGAATCAGAAGCATTTGAAGGTAAGGGCGTTAAGGCAGCAGCCGCTCGCGCTCGCAAGGCACTAGGTGAGCTTGGTAAGCTATCCAAGGCCCGTCGTGGAGAAATCCAGGACAAAAAGAACACTATGTAAATTAATGCAAGTAACAGTAATCGGCGCCGGAATCACAGGCATCACCACCGCTTACTATTTGGCAAAATCACGTTGCCAAGTTACTGTCGTTGACGAAAAGAGGTATCCAGCAATGGCTACCTCTTTTGCTAATGGCGGACAGCTCAGTGCAAGCAATGCTGAAGTTTGGAATAGTTGGCGCAGCGTACACAAGGGTGTTAAGTGGCTCTTTAAGAAAGATGCACCACTACTGATTAATCCTAAGCCCAGCATTGAAAAGTATCGCTGGCTTGCTCAGTTTTTAACACACATCAAAAATAGAGAAAACAATACTAGAAAGACCTGTGAGATGGCTATAGAGGCACACGCACTCTATAAACAGATTGCACTAGAAGAAGGTATTGAATTTGATAAAGTTGAAAAAGGTATCCTACATATCTATCGTTCAGAAAAAGAACTAGAGTTTGCAAGAGATACAAACAGACTTTACAAAGAAGCAGGATTGAATCGTTGGGAAGTAGGCAAGGACGAAATACTTTCAATTGAGCCTGCTCTAAAGAACAGCATTGATACTGTTGTTGGCGGTTTTTATAATGAACAAGACTTCACAGGCGACATACACAAGTTCTGCGTTGAATTATCAAAGGTACTTGAAACGAAGTACAATGTAAAATTTAAACAAAAGACAATAAAAAACTATGACATTTACCAGTTCTTAGAAACAGGGCCTGTTGTAGTTTGTGCAGGCGCAGGCAGCAGAGCCATTGCTAAAAGAGTAGGCGACGATTTGCCTATCTATCCTGTTAAAGGATACAGCATTACAATTAACGATCCAGGACCAGCACCCTGGGTAAGTTTATTAGATGATGAAGCAAAAATTGTTACTGCTCGTCTAGGCGAAGGACGTTTACGGGTAGCAGGAACAGCGGAATTAAATGGATATAACACAGACATTATCCAGGACCGCATAAGGCCTTTGAAAGAATGGACAGAGAGACTGTTTCCTGAAGTAAACATGGAATCAATTACTCCTTGGGCAGGTCTAAGGCCAATGACCCCTAATATGATGCCCATAGTTACTAGAAGCACAAGAAACCTAGGTGTGTGGTATAACACAGGTCACGGGCACCTAGGATGGACATTAAGCGCATACACAGCTCGTGAAATAGCAAGTTTAATAGGTAAACATTAATGTTAGAAACAATATGCGAAACAATGGTTTCGGCTTATAATAGAAACTGGATTACCAGCCGCGACGGCAATGTTAGTATCCGACATCACGACAGAGATCATTTCTATATCACTCCCAGCGGCATTCGTAAGCAAACAATGCAACCAGAGCTGTTTAAGAAAATTAGAATCTGGAGAACTATTAATAGTGGTGTTGGTTCAGCAGCGTTTAATTATGCTTGGGAGGAAATGGAATACACTGACATCAGTGCAAATCTAAAGCCCAGCGGAGAGATTCCGTTGCATTTTGGACTGCAAAAAGAAATGGGACAACACAGCAACGATGTTAGAGTAGTAATGCACTTTCATCCAACATATTGTGTAGCAGCAATGCACAAGGGCATTGAACTAGACAAACTGGTAAAGGACTTTCCAGAACTAGGGCGTTACACAAAGGTAGCACCAAATGTACCAGATGTGCCGCCTATCAGTCAAAAGCTGGCAGATGAAACAATTGATAGATTAGGTGTTGACAAGAATGGTGTCATAGCTCATGATATTATAGGTATTAAAGGACATGGGGTTGTTGCTATAGATACAAGCCCGTGGCGTACTTTTGAACACATTGAACGGTTAGAACATATCTGTAAGATTGTTTTAGCCAGCGGAGTCTAAATGCTGTGGGTAGATTATAACATATCACAAGCTGGGACCAGCTGGAGAGTTGAAGGCGAATGGCCTGGAGAAGTTATGGGTGTAACTAGAGAAGGAGTAGAAGGCGGAAAAAGCGCACTCTACAAACCTGGCGATGTATACATAGTAAACAAAGACGGATGGTTAGTCAAGGTTGATGATGTAACTAAACTCGTTTATACATATGAGAATAAAAAAATATGACAAATCTATTTCTTTTGACTTTTGTAATAGGATTACATGCTTTTTGGATTTATAAGTTAGCAACCTATGATTGGAGCAATTTTGAAGAAGATTCAAAAAATGATGATTTTTTAAAGCCATATGATTAACCAGCTAAATAGAATGTAGGTTGACAAATCTACAAACTGTGCAATAATGCACTATACGAAAATTTTAGTAAGATAAATTGAGACTAGTTAGTAACCTGTGTGTTATATAAGAGTTAGATGAACTGAACAAATATTAGTAATATATAACACATAGGAAAATAAAATGGTAACAGGTAAAGTAAAATGGTTTAACGAAGCTAAAGGTTTTGGTTTCATTACTCCAGACAATGGCGGCGCAGATGTGTTTGCTCATTTTTCACAAATTTCTTCTAGCGGCTACAAAAGCCTACAAGAAGGACAGAGTGTAAGATTTGAAATCACAATGGGTCCAAAAGGACAACAGGCAAGTAACATTCAGCCTGCATAAAAATATGAAAGCATATCAACCAATTGTAGCAGTTTTAATTGTTATATTTGTTTTGATACATGTTTTCATGTAAGGAATTGTTGTAATCCCTTCAAAGCGAAGGCATTCAAGACGCGGGTGCAACTCCCGCCAGCTCCACCAAAAGGAAATTCAATGGTAGTTTGTAGCTGCCGAGATATTAGAGACTCGCATTTTAACAACAGGGAAGAACTTGCTACTCGTCTACTAGAAGATGATTATTGCTGTGGAAAGTGTTTGGAAGAGTTTCTTTTTGATGGGGCTGAACTAGGATCGATTGGGTGTAATAGTAGAGACGGCAACACGGTAGGCGATCTCCGTAAAAGAAGCAAAATCAAGTAAACGGCACAAAAACCTTTACTCCTGAACTATTCGTAAACGTTGCTGTCAATGACAACAACTTTGCGCTAGCTGCCTAAGAAACAGCAGGTTCGCGGTTCACTTACCGGGCAACAGAACAGTGAGGAAGGCGCTCTAGGGCGCCTTTCTTTTTATCTGCATATCATAAATATACATACATTATGATAAACCTAAAAAGGTTATAAGGAAATATGTATATGATGAAGTTTTTAACAACTCTAGTTTTATCACTAGTTTTAGTTACACCAGTGTTAGCGCAAAAGCAAAAAGCAGGCGTAACATACGATGCAAACATCACGCGAGTAATTGACGGAGATACAGTTGCGTTTGAAGCACCCTTCCTTCCAGATCCTCTTAAAAAGGAACTTTCAGTTAGAGTTTTTGGAGTTGATACTCCAGAAAAGGGATTTAGAGCTAAATGTCCTCAAGAAGATCAACGAGGACAGAATGCATCAGCTTTCACAAAGAAAATGATCGCTCAGGCTACCAAACGTCAAGTTGTTCTTATGGATTGGGACAAGTACGGCGGGCGTGTGTTAGGTGATGTTCTTTTGGACGGCAAGAGTTTGAGAGCAATGCTGATAGAAAATGGATTTGCTCGCGAGTATTACGGTGAAGCCAAAACTAGTTGGTGTAACTAAACATACTTGACAGATTACAAAACTCTGCTATAGTAATACAACGTGTCACTATAGCGGAGATTTTTATGACAATGCATTTGGTTGGGCCATATCTTACCACAACTAATTACAAGAAACGCAAGACCAAAATGACTAAAGCCAAACAGGCTGCGTTAGAGCTGCGTTGGCGCGAACATAATAAATTCTTAAAGAGCATCCGTCTAAGTCCAATGACCCTAGAAGAGTTTACGGACTATCTTAATGGAAAACGTAGCAAAAAACCCGTAGAAGCTACTCCTAAACTGTTAGAAGCACTTGCATATCGCAGAGATACAGGTCCTCGTATTCCTAGTTTAAATTCTGAGCTTAAAGATTTACAACATGCTTGTGCTAAGAAAGAACCAAATCGCTATACTGGTACTCTTATTAAGGGTATTGCTACTATGCACAAGAGCAATGCAGTACCAATTATTAATGATGAACAGGCTAAAGAAATTAGCCAAATGAGAAGAAACTAAACTGCGTAGATAAATGACATACGAAAAGAGTTTAAATAGTTAACTGAGGAGAAATCACTAGATGTTCATGACCTTAATTACCTTTCTATCTGCACTGAGCATCAGTGTGATAGCAATATATTACAGCGTAGCTGGCCTTGCAGCCATTTTCGCTGCCGCTGTAGTACCAATTGTAGTTATGGGCGTAGCACTAGAAGTTGGTAAGCTAGTAACCGCAGTATGGCTACATAGATATTGGAGCATTGCAGCATGGTGGCTAAAGACCTATCTAGCTGTTGCAGTGTTTGTTCTTATGTTTATTACTTCTATGGGCATTTTTGGATTCTTATCAAAAGCGCACCTTGATCAAACACTAGTAGGTAGTGACGCACAAGCAAGTATTGTAGTCTATGACGAAAGAATTCGAAATCAAAGATCTATCATTGAAGCTAACCAAAAACTAATACAACAACTGGATGACGTAGTTAACCAAACAATGAGTCGCACAACTGCTCAAAGTGGAGCAGAACGTGCTCTGCAAATACGTAGAAGTCAGGCTGCAGACAGAAAACGATTGGTTGATGAAATCGCTGCTGCACAAAAAGAGATAGCATCTATAAACGAGCAACGTGCGCCTATTGCAGCAAATATTCGTAAAATTGAAGCAGAAGTTGGCCCAATCAAATACATTGCTGAGTTTATATACGGTGATCGTGCAAACGAAAATATGCTTGAAGAAGCAGTGCGTTGGGTCATTGTTATTTTAATCTTTGTATTTGATCCATTAGCAGTTCTACTACTAATCGCAAGTCAATATACCTGGGACTACCATAAGGCTGAAAAGAAACGTAGACAGGAAGAAGAATCTGAAAAAGAAATGGCAAGTGATCTATACGAGCTTAATCTAAAACAGGAACCAACAGTAACTACTTCTCCCTGGCCATTCCCTGTAAAGGAGACACAAAATGAGTTGGTTCAAACACAAACCCCACAAGTCAACACAGCACAAGAACCCGCCAAAGAAGCTGAGCCAGATGTCAGAGAAGTGGTTGAAAGAGACCCAGAGCCACCACGAGTTGAAACTCCAGTCGCACAACAAGAAGAATCCCCAGTAGACACTGAGCTCAAAAAAAAACCTTTAAAGTCCTTGGAACTGTCAGACAGCGAAACGTTGAGTGAAGATGAACTGCGTCGCTCTGCAGAATATGATGCAAAAGAATTAGATAGCGAGTTTCAAAATTCTAAAACTTCTTGGAAGGCTGCTCATCCAGATCAAACTCTAAAGATGTACAAGACTCTATATATAAAAGGGAAGATTGATAAATTACCTTGGGAAGAAGAAATTGGTTACAAACAAAATTCTGAACAAGATGAAAACACACTCTTTAATAAGCTACGTAGAGACAAGTGACAAACATTAATTTAATTACACCGCCTGACAAAGTATTCAGTGATGCTGTTGGTGTGCTAGTGATTTTTCCTAGTACAGCTTTACAACAACAAATACAAAATGAAGTCTTTCCAAACACAAAAGAAAGCATCAATGTATATCTTTATGATAAGCAACAGTATGCTTCTGCCGACATAGATTGGTTATTGTCTGTGTTTAATCTTTGTCAGATTGTTATAGTGGACGTAGATCAATGTCCACCTTATATAAAAGACTTACTCAGTTTTATGATTGCCAAACCAAAAACTTATTGGTTGACAAATGCTGTAGACTCTGTTTATAATCATATAAGTAGCAACAGAATATACAACATCAGTATTCTTTCATCAGCTCTAGGAGGTATCAGTGAAGAAGATGAATGATGAGTTTAGAGGACTTGTAGTCGAAGTCCGTAATGGAGACATTAATGGAGCCATTAGAAGATTCAAAAAGAAGGTACAAGATTCTGGAATTCTTCAAGAACTCAGAGAAAAAGAATTTTACGAAAAGCCCAGTATAAGACGTAAGAAGGCCAAGGCTGCTGCTAGATCAAGATGGCTTAAAAAGCAGGCAAGAAATGAAGATAATTTCCCTAATCCATACTCAAATAAGAGGAAGTAATGAGAATCGATCAAGACATTAAACTTGATTACAAGGACGTATTAATTCGTCCTAAGCGGTCAACTCTATCTAGTCGTAAGGAAGTAACCCTTGAGCGCACATATACGTTCAAGCACAGTGAACAAACATGGACTGGCATACCTATTATGGCCGCTAACATGGATGGTGTTGGTACATTTGCTATAGCTGATGCATTAGCAAAGCATAAAATGTTTACATGTTTAGTTAAAAACTACGACTATAATGATTGGAGTAAGGGTTATCCATTTAGCGGTAATCATCTTGCTATTTCTACCGGAACAGGTGCTGCCGACTTTGATAAGTTAGTTGACTTATGCGCCCACTTTACTGATATTAAGTTTATCTGTATTGACATTGCTAATGGTTATAGCGAACACTTTGCTGACTATGTTTCAAAGATTCGTAAAGAATTTCCACTACATACAATTATTGCCGGCAACGTTGTTACTGGTGACATGACACAGGAGTTAATACTGCGAGGTGCAGATATTGTTAAAGTTGGAATTGGTCCTGGTAGTGTTTGCACGACTCGCATACAGACTGGCGTTGGGTATCCTCAGCTTAGTGCTGTTATTGAGTGCGCTGACGCTGCTCACGGTCTTGGTGGACATATTATTGCTGATGGTGGATGCATATGTCCTGGCGATGTCGCCAAAGCATTCGCGGCAGGAGCTGATTTTGTAATGCTGGGCGGAATGCTTGCAGGGCATGACGAAGGCGGAGGCGAAGTTATCTCTAAGTTTTACGAAACTAATGAATTAGAATACGAAGTTGGAGACCATCTAACAGCTCGTAAACGTAAAATTCAAGAAAAGAAATTTGTACAGTTTTACGGTATGAGTTCAGAAAGTGCCAACAACAAACATTTTGGCGGACTGAAGGACTATAGGTCTTCAGAAGGCCGTACTGTTTTAGTACCCTACAAAGGAGCGGTACTAAATACTGTGCAGGATATACTGGGCGGATTGCGCAGTACCTGTACATACGCAGGCGCTAAGACGCTGAAGCAACTTAGCAAATGCACTACCTTTGTACGCTGTACTCAAACTCATAACAGTGTTTTTGAGTCATCTACAATTGGTAAATAAAAATGAGCGCCGTTAGGGCTCATTATAAAGTTCTTGCTTATTAAAGGAGAAAAACATGACAAGACTTACAACTCTAGACTTACCTTCATTCCACAGAGCCACAATTGGTTTTGATAGACTGTTTAACGAAATTGAACGACAGTACTCAGCTAATTCAAGCGGTGGATACCCTCCATATAATATTGTACAGCTAAACGACGACGAGTATATTATCAGCGTTGCCGTGGCTGGCTTTGCTATGGATAACTTGGAAATTACAAAGGACAAGAATGTTCTTCGTATTGAAGGGATTTCTCCAAAAGGAGATGACAGTGTGACATATCTACACAAGGGAATCGGCGGACGCAATTTCCGTAGAGAGTTCACTCTCGCCGACCACGTTGAAGTGGATGGTGCAACACTTGAGCTAGGAATGTTAAACATTCATCTCAAGCGCCGTGTACCAGAAGAGCTACAGCCTAAGAAGATTGCTATTACAGCACCTTCAAAAGCTGAAGCATTAACAATAGACAGCGAGTAATCTAGTCTAGGGGGAGAGAACTCTCCCCCACCTTACCAGGAGAACAAAATGAGTATAGCAACAGATATCGATATCAAAATTGACGAAAAGATTAAGAAGCAGACAGTTGAACCTAAAAAGTTTAATGTTATTATGTTCAATGACGAAATTACCCCAATGAATTGGGTAGTAGAAATTCTAAAACAGATTTACAAGCATTCTGAGAAAAGTGCTGAACACATTACAATGACCATACATACAGAAGGTAAAGCTGTAGTGGGTACATACTTTTTTGAAATAGCAGAACAGAAGAGTGCTGAAACAATTACTGCAAGTAGGAATCACGGATTTCCACTTCAAGTGAAAGTAGAACAAGAGTAACGCTATATAATAATATGAGCAACTTAAAAGAACTAACTTGGGAACATCATAAAGCTGCTGAACGGCAAGAATTTGTCCGTGAGATGTTTTCTAGTAAACTATCAAAGGAACGTTATGCAACGTTCCTTTTTAATCAGCACCCTCAGTATAATCTTCTAGAAGTATTTGCAATGGTACACGGTATACTTGATGTAAGACGTGCTCCTGCAATACACGAAGATTATCAAGAACTATGGACAGATACTAATAAGCAACCCCCATTACTGCCCGTAGTAAAAGAATACATGGATCATCTAGTTAAGATACAGGATGATCCGGACAAGTTAATGGCACACATTTATGTTCGACATATGGGCGACTTGAGTGGTGGACAGATGTTAGCAAAGCGAGTACCGGGTTCAGGAAAGATGTATCAATTCAATGAACCAGTTGAAGAACTGAAAGAAAGAATACGTGCTAGACTAAACGATAGCATGGCTGAAGAAGCTAAGATTTGTTTTGACTTTGCAACTAAGTTATTCCAACAGATGTCGGAGATTAAAGAGTGAGTGTAATTTGGGAAAAGCTAATTGATTGCAAAGACGAGATCATCAAGATATTTGAAGAACACGCAGTTGAAATTAACGAACCGGGAATGTCGCAATTTAATAAGAGCGACGGGGGCTGGGTTAATCGTGTATGGGCTAATCTACATGTGCGTAGGGCTCATATTGATGTTGTAGATGCTAGAGAAAGCAAAGGTCTTTGGATGATGCACGTCTGTGTGTTTCCTAGCCTTACCAACGGCGGACCTATCTACGGCTTTGATGTTATTGCTGGTAAGAATAAGATAACAGGTGCGTTTCACGATTTTAGTCCTTCGAGTGGCGGCGCGAATCATCCTATGATTCTAGGCTACAAGGATAGTGTAGAAGATTTTATACCTAAGAAGCAGAGAGAACTGCCACAGTGGGCTAAGAATATTTTTACAGATAAGATGTTGGCTGCTGGAAATGTCAACACAGAAGAAGAAGCTGTAGCAATTATAAACATAGCACTTAATAACCTACGAGCCTATTTTGACGAGATCAGTGACTATGCTGATTCAGCAGCCTTAGAAGATACTGCTAAGGCACAGAACTGGTACTGTGACAATCAGCGTCAAAACCCCCATACACCTAATGTAATGAAAAGTCTAGGGCTTAACGAAGCAGAAGTGGATCTGTTTTGTACAGACATGCTGTTCCCTAAAATAGTATAAATATATTATAAGATTTAGGGTTGCCCATGAAATTTAGAGAGTTATTAGTTATTAAAGAAGCTGTTGAGCAATCAGACCTTGAAGCTCAAAAAGCAATTCACGATCTTGATGTAATTGGATCTGCACTTTCACAACTACCGCCAGAAAAACAAAATGTTAAAACATCTGTTGCAAATAAACTTAAACAGATGTCAGATAGTATTGCTGCTTTCTTGTCTAAAGCAAACATACAACAACAAGAAAAACCACAACCAGCTACACCACAACCTGCACCTGTTGCTAAACCTGCACAGCCACAACCAGCTACACCACAACCTGCACCTGTTGAGAGCATTAGAGAGTCTGAAGAAGTAGATTCTTCAATTCTAAACACTATTGCAACTTTAAAGGATCAGATCAAAGCTATTGAAGCTTCAAATATTGACGAAAAGGTTAAGAAGCAATTTATTACCCCTATGCGTAAGAATCTTGATCAGTTGACTAAACAGGTTGAGGAACTTAAATCAGCAAAAGATATTGCTGTTGGAAAACAAAAAGAAGCTGAAAGTTTTGTAAGAGAAGTTAGTAGCTATCTAGTAGCACTTGGCAATAAAGTTCAAGGCTACCAAGAAGAAGACCTCGGCGCAATGACTTCTAAAGAAAGAACACTAGCAACTAAACGAGCTGTTAACGCAGCGGAATTTACTAAAACCTTAAAGCAGGCACTATTTGGTAAAATTGTTGACATTCAATCTGAAGCAGACGTAGACCCTAAAGAAATTAAAGATTTCTTAGCTGCTTGTGTTAAGGGCGATGTTATCAATATGTTGTCTGTGATAGGTACAGACAGAGGTAACATCAAAGACAATGTTAATCCTAAGTACAAGAAACTTTTTGACATCTTTGTAGAACAAAACATTTTTAGTTATAGTCCTGGTAAGACTTCTGGAGCAATTGGACCAGGAGAGATGGCACTATCAATGATGGGCAATCCTGCGGAGAAAGCAAAGAAAGGCGATCTCAAGGTTGGCGACACTGAACTTGAGATTAAAGCTAGTGCGTCAACGGGTGGTCGACTAAACAGTAAGAGTATTGCAAAAGCTACTGCTGGTTGGGAACCATGGAGAAAAGGCATTAATGCTATTTTATCAGCTGCTCCTGATAACGCTACAATTTATAGTACTGATAAGAAGGGAAATCGAATCAAGGTTCCTCTTAATAAATTTGATGGTAATCAATACAACGTAATAAAAGGCAAAGCTAAGTTAGGCAACAAGTACAACTGGAATCCAAAAGGTTTTCAAGCACTAAACGAAGAAATTCTTGAACCATTTAGTGACTTCAATAAAACTTATGAACTTTTCTATAACACCATAAAGGCACTTGTGCTAAATCTTGACAAGATTAAAAACTCTGACAAGTTGATTGCTACAGCAATTAATCAGGATGGCACAGTTGACGTAGAAAAAATGAACAAGGTCTATGCAAGAATAGCCTATGAAAGCTATCATCTAGCAGATGGTATAACTACTATCATGTTCTTGAGAACAGACACACTTGATTATACAATAATTAAAGATGGTAGTGACCTAGTTAAAAAGCTAGGTAAAACAGTAGTAATGGGTGCAGGATTTAACTGGAATGATGACCAGCAGACTCCTACTCCTGGATACATTGCTTCCAAATAATCTACATACTAAATTTTCTCATAGTTGTGCTTAAATAATACTGTAGAAGAAATCTATATTCTTCTGGAGGGCACGATGAAGAAAATAATAACCGCGGCAACATTTGCCATTCTTGCATCATCTGCAAATGCAAGTGAAATAGTATTTCAATTTAACAATCCTTCCTTTTCAGGCATAGGCTACAGCAGTCACGTACTGTCTGTTTACAATCAAGAATTAAGTAGAAGACTAGCTATAACAGCTGAAAAGAAAGCAGAACAATTAAAAGCAGAACTAGATGCTAAAAACACAACTATGGCTAGATTTATAGCTAACCTAGAAAGTCGTGTGTATAATGAACTAGCAAGACAGATTACTGAAAAGCTATTTGAAGGTACTGGCTCACAGGTAATGGGCACCTTTGCGTTTAATGGTGGAACAATAACATATACAAAGACAGGCAATCTAATTGAAATTACAATTAGAGATGCACAGGGCAATGTTACAACAATGACAGTTCCGATCGGGGACTTTGGATGGATCGCACCATGAAACTAAAATTAATTTCAACACTTTTAGCAGCAACAGTGCTTTCAGGTTGTGCCAGTATAAACACAGCTAAATTAAGAACTTGGGATGATCCTGTTGTAACTGTTCCTGAGCTAAAGAAAGAACCACAACTAGCACCTCCTGCACAGGGAGCATTGACTGTGGCTGTCTACAACTTTAGAGACCTAACAGGACAAAGAAAATCAGTACAGAACATAGCCAGTCTAAGTTCTGCTGTAACACAGGGCGCAGACAACTATCTAATTCAAAGCCTACAAACCATAGGCGGCGGACAATGGTTCAAAGTAGTAGAGCGTGGGGGACTAGACAACATTATCAAAGAGCGTCAACTTATACGTCAGATGAGAGAACTCTATCAAGGAGATAAAGCACAGCCCTTACCTCCAATGGTGTTCGCAGGAATACTGCTGGAAGGCGGTATTGTGGGCTATGACTCAAACACAGTAAGTGGCGGTAATGGTGCTAGACTGTTGGGCATTGGTGCTTCAACAGAATACAGACAGGATGAAGTAGTTATCAGTCTACGAGCAGTTAGTGTGTCCAGCGGTGAAGTTCTTTCATCTGTAATGGTTAAGAAAACTGTAGCTTCAGTTCAGGATAGAGTGGGTGTAATCAAATTCTATGAACTGGGACAGAAAGCATTTGAGCTAGAATCAGGCGTAGCTGCAAATGAAAGCATTAACAGAGCAACACAGTTAGCAGTTCACGGGGCAGTGATCGAGCTAATCAATGATGGTGCTCGTAAAGGACACTGGGCATTTTCTAAACCAGTTGCAGCACCTTGGCCTCAACCAGGTGATGCAGCAGTTACACAACCTGCAGCGCAAAACAAGGCAGAAACCAAGGCAGAAACTAAGGCAGAAGAAAAAAAATAAAATAGACATAGGGCTATGTCATATAAGGAAGATCCGTCCTATCAACAGTAACGGGATCAAAGAGGGCAATAATTATGAAAAAAATATTAATGGCTAGTGCGGCAGCAGTAGTGAGTGTGATGTTTACTCAGGCTGCATTCGCAAACAATGCTGTTTATATTGAACAGATCGGTAATAGTAACACTGTGACTATTACTCAGGTTGGTGCTCTAAATAAGGTAGGATCAGTCGCAACTCATTCTACTATCACTGGAAATAACAACTCAATGACAGCAACACAGACCGGTGATGGAAACATTCTTGACTACACAGTCGTAGGTGATTCAAACACAATAATTAAAAATATCACTGGAAACAACAACACCGTAACAATGAATTGCGGTGATGGCACAACTGCCTGTACTTCAGTTACTTCTACTACAACCATTAGCGGTAACATGAATACAGTGACTCAGACTATCAAAGGTGCTAACATTACCAACACCTTGGGTATTACAGGCAATAGCAATACAGTTACACAAAATATCCAAACCAGTAACAGTACTGCTAACATATCTATAACAGGAGATTCTAATACTTTTACTAATACCATGAGTGGTCCTAGTGCAGGCGGCGGACATCATTTGTTAGCTACAGTTCTAGGCACCAGTAACACACATACAGTTACACAGCATGGTATAGTTGATACCACTGTTTCAATCAACACCAACGGTAACTCTAACACAGTAATTGTGTCAACAGGGAAGTAATGAAACTATTATGGTTGTTGTTGGCGTGTTTATCAATCCCCAGTATCGCTGAAGCAAACATTGGAAGTGTGGCTTCACTGACTGGGGAACATGCCCAACTGGAACGAGCAAAGAAAAAATCTGCTCTAACCAGAAGCACAGGCATTCTCAGTGACGATTTAATCATAGTTGGTTCCAACACCAGTGCTGAGTTAAAATTTATAGATAATACCAATGTAAAGATTACAGCAAACAGTCGCTTGGTTATTGATGACTTCGTGTACGATCCTAAAAATGCAGACGCAGGTAAACTGGGAATCAAAGTAGCACTGGGTTCTGTGAGATACGCTTCAGGACAGATTGCTAAAAATAATCCTCAGCAGGTAAACATAAAAACTCCCACAGCTACTATTGCTGTGCGCGGCACAGATTTTTCAATGACAGTTGACGAAGCAGGTAGAAGCATGGTGGTTCTACTGCCCAGCTGTACAACTGAAGAAGCACTGAAGAAATATGAGATTGCAGGAAATTGCATAACAGGTTCTATTGAAGTTATGACAGCATTGGGCAGTGTAGTGCTTAACCAAGCATTCACGGCTACTTACGTTGTAGATTCTAATCAACCTCCACTGCCACCTGTGCAGGTTCCTATGGATCTATCTCAAGTAGCACGTAATGACAGTATCCTTAAAATGCCTGGTGCTATAGTAGAAGCTAGAACAGAACAAGAAGAAAGAAAACGCCCCGCAGTTAAAGAAACACAAGAGGAAAAAAATTCCCACCAACAGGGAGCTAGCGGACTAGCAGCATTGAGAGCACAGGAAGCTGCTGAAACAAAGATAATTGCCGCAGCCACAGCAGGCAAAGTTGAAGACGGCACATTGGGAGGCAATACCTGTTATCCCTTCAATGAATGTGGAAATGAAAAAGGACGTAACTATTATTACAAACAGGATGAGTTGCGAGGCAATATTATTAGTATTAGAACAGGCGAAAAGTTTGATAATGTTACCTACAATGTCAGCGTAAACTCTAATGATATAGAGACCAGAACTGTAGGCAACGGCAGCACAGTTGTAACGGTGAGACAATGGAACAGATAAAAAAGTTTTTTATTTTTGCGTTACTTGCAATCGCAGCAGTCACGCCTGTGCAAGCACACGTTACTGATGGTAAGTTTAGATTGGACCAAGTATTCTCCACTCCTAACTTTGACTACTGGCGTAATGACGGCGGATTCTTAGGCGTTAACCATGCAGCTTGTGCGCTCAACAACAATGACTGTGATAGGTTTACTACAGGTACACTGGAGAATCCTAGAGATGCTAGTAACGTCAATCTTGGTGCTGCACCCTACATCACCGGCCTAGCTTCTGGAGAATACATTAAATTCTTCAACAATGGCGGCGGCTATAGTTATGGCGTGTTCAACTCTAGCAATCAACTTGTTAACGATTTAGGTGCTGTTAGTTTTGAAAAAGTTACCAACGACTACATTATATTTAAAGTTGACAACTGGTATACACAAATAGTCTACGTTAATGAATTAAAAACTATGGGAACCAATGGTGGCATTATCAATGTTCCACTAGGAACAGGAACTGGTATTAGTTCTTGGAATCCTCCCAGTGTTCCTGCTGCTGCTAATCTAGGGTTTGAAACAGGCAATGCAACTAACTGGTCGGTTAGCAATAATTCAGGTCCTGCTGATTGGAATTCAGGCTCAGGCGCAGCAGTGGTAACAGGACTACAGCATACTCCTGGTGGAGGAAAAAGCTGGACAGTAACTCCGTATGGTACATATATGATGAGCGTACAGCCAGGCGGAAGTTCTCCCAGCTTCGATCAAGCAACTGCTAACTTAGGGCTTACGGCAGCACAGAATACTGCTATCAAAACCATGCTTACACAACAGTCTCAAACAGGAGGAGGCGACCCTACACCAACTAACGCAGCTTGGATCAAAAGAGATATAACACTACAAGCAGGTGTAACATATACCATTGCTTGGCAGTACCTTTCAACTGACTACACACCTTTCAACGACGGCAGTATTATGACACTGGTACACAAGACAGACGGCAGTAGAGTTCCTATACTTAACAATGTAGCTAGTAATTATTCGCTCTTAGGATTTACTAATCCAGGCACAGGCAACTATTCAACAAACAGTTATGGCGCAACAGGTTGGCAGGTAGCTACATTTGTAGTTCCCCTAACAGGAGATTGGGTATTAGGTTTTGCTGCTTTTAATCTTGGCGATAGCATTTTAAGTCCTATTCTACTCATTGATGAAGTACAAGGGTCTACAATGTTAAACGGACAGGTGTTCACTGCTGTAGATCCTAATGCAGGATCGTCAGCACCTCCACCTCCACCACCAACAAACACACTCTGTTGCGGAGGATCTGCTGCACCGTTTAATGCCAATACTACGTTCAATACACGAGTAACAAATTTTAGTAATAGACAGTCATCTGATACGCGAGTAATTGTTGAACAGATAGGTAATTCAAGTACTATTAACATTACACAGATAGGAACTAAAAATAACTATGCTGAAGTTCGCAGCAATGGATCAAATAACAATATAACTGTAAATCAGTCTGGTACTAGTAATAGTTCAACTAATTTTACTGAGTTATTTTTAACAGGCAGTAATAATACTCTAAGCCTTACCCAACAGAGCACTGGCGGTGCAAAGGGCATTACTGCTACTGTTGCTAACAATAATAATAATGTTACTGTACAACAGAAGGATGGTGGCAATCATTATTTAGAATTAAATCTTGCAGGCGGTAATAAGACAGTTGATGTTACACAGTCAGGTTCAGCAGGACACATGAGCAACATAACGCTCAGTGGCGGCGCAACAGGCATTACTGTAACACAGTCAGGGCCAACACAGCAGTTTTATTCAATCACACACTCATGTGCAAATATCAGCTGCGGACCTATAACTGTAACACAGGGAAATTAAGATTCTAGAAACTTGCGGTTCTTGACTCGTGTAAATTTGTACTGATACAGCGTAATCATTACAGCAATGAACCAAGGCGCGATAGTAACCAGCCAAGCAGGTTTGTTCTTCCACAGCTCATCAATCTGTAGCAGAGGTTCTTTTAGAATCATCTGAACAGCAACTAGGAACAGCACAAAGCTACCAACAAAGATACTGTTGGGCCATTTGTCTAGTATTTTAGTAACAAGACTTGCTCCAAACAGTATAACAGGAACACTGACTAGTAACCCAAAAATTACTAGATAAAAATTGCCATTTGCTGCGGCAGCAATAGCCAGAGCATTATCAATTCCCATTACAGCGTCTGCTATAACGATTGTAGATATAGCACTCCAGAATGTAGCTGCTTCTTTGACCGAGTGTTCCTTGTCACTGTCTGCTACCAGCTTCCAGCCTATCCATAATAGTGCAGCACCACCTATGAGTCGCAGTCCTGGTACCATCAGTAGATAGGTAATAACAGCAACTGAAACAAAGCGTATAGCAATGGCACCAAAAGTTCCCCAGAAGATTGCTCGCTTCTGTAGGTGGGGTGGTAGTTTGTTAGCAGCCATACCAATCACTAGGGCATTATCGCCTGCCAGTACAATATCAATTAATATGATTGCGAGCAGCGCCCATAGGGCCTGCAGAGAAAGTAATTCCATGTGAGATCTCCAAAAAATAAACTTGGTCTCACCTCTTTGTCTGTGTACCGGGATTGCTCCGTGTTGACGATACACAAAACCAACACCCGTTGGTTAGTTACTCCCCTCAATATTTATAATAAATACTTTATGAAAAAAATATTTGTTAATCCTCTTTGGGCATTCGTTACCCTATTCGTAATGCTAGCGATGTTTATGTCGCAGCCAGTGTTCTTAGAAAGTGTTAAGTTAAAATACTTTGACACTCTTATAACTTCTAAAGAACCCACAGAGAACAATATCTATACAGTAAACATAGATGAATCGTCACTAGATAAATGGGGACAGTGGCCCTTTCCTAGAACTGTGTATGCAGAACTAATACACAACTTGTATGCTAGAAATGCAGGATTAGTTATATTCAACGTAATGATGCCAGAGAAAGATAGATTCAACGGCGATGCTTTCTTAGCAAATACAATGGGTCAACTGCCTGTAATACTACCCAATCAACCCAGCGATAGAACAAAGAACACACCTAAGAATCCTGGTGCTGTGGTTGTTGGCAGCGAGCACATGCATGTTATACCTTCAGCACCAGGCATAACTGCAAACCTTCCTGCACTGGAAAAGAATGCAGTGGGTGTAGGTATTGTCAGTACCAAAGAAGAAGTAGATGGTGTTAACAGAAGACTGCCTCTTGTGGTAGCAGTAGACGGTGTACTATATCCTAGCCTATCACTGGAAGCACTAAGAGTTATCGCAGGTGATCCTAACTTTCAAATCAAACTAAACGAGTTTGGTGTAGAGAAATTAAGAATACCTAAGTTTGGATCTATCGCCACAGAGCAGGATGGTAGGGTATGGATTGATTGGAGTCAAACCAGCAAGAGTGTTAGTGCAGCAGACTTACCCAAGGACTTTGACGGTGCTGTGGTAATTGTGGGCGTAAGTGCAGCTGGATTGGCAAATCCTGTGGGAACAGCACGAGGTGCTGTATATCCTCAAGATGTTCAAGCAGCAGTGTTAGCAACAATGTTTAATGGCAGCAATATTCAGCGTCCTGACTGGGCACAGAGCGCAGAATACATGTTTATACTTGTAGTAGGTGCCCTAATAATTTTACTATCAAGGTGGACCTATGTCGGACTCGCTACAACTGTTTTGGGGATCGTCACCCCTGTGGCTGCTTCTTATTATTATTTCCATAACGGAGCATTCCTGGGAGACGCGACGGCAAGCACGATTACTTTTGTACTCGTGGCTCTGCATACTTATGGCATTAAGTTTGTAAGTGAATTCTTGCAGAAGCAAGCAATCAAGAAACAATTTGCAGGCTACTGCTCTAAGGAAGTAGTAGAGATGCTACAGAAAGATCCAGAACTTATCAAGCGAGGTGTGCGTAAAGATGTATCAGTTATGTTCTCAGACCTACGCGGCTTCACACCAATTGGTGAACACTATGGAGATGATGTAGGTGGCTTAGCCAAGTATATGAATGGCTATATGGATGCTATTACTATACCTATCATGAACAACAAAGGTATGGTTATTAAGTATGTAGGTGACGCTAGCATGCACATGCATGGTGCTCCAATTGATGATCCTAATCATGCTCGCACCATTGTTAAGGTAGGACTAGAAATGTTGGATGCTGTGGATCGTTATACAGCAGACATGGAAGCACAGGGCTTACCTCCTGCTGCTATGGGATGGGGTTGTAACACAGGCACTGGATTTATAGGTGAGATGGGATCAACTGAACGCCACGGCTATGACATACTAGGTGACATGGTTAGTACTGCTGCACGACTAGAAGCACGTTGCAAAGCCTATGGTGTGTTGGCTATCATTGGTGCTGAAACCTACAACAGAACCAAAGATGACTTTTTCTATCTATACCTAGACAACCTACAGCCCAAAGGAAAAACTGTTGCTGACAACATATACACAGTGCTGAGAATAAAGGGCAACGAACGTGAATATATTATGGATCGTGATACCCATAATGCCATGCATGCTTGGTACAAACAGAAAAAGTTTGACGAAGCTGCTGAAATGTGTGCTATGATGAAGGGAACATTTAATGGACAAATGGACAAGTATTACGAAATTTGGTTTGAACGTTGCCAGTTCATGAAACAGCAGAACCTAGGTGACGATTGGCAAGGCGAATGGATTGCAACTGAGAAATGAACCTAGTTTACATACATGGTGCTAGTGCTACTAGCGAAAGTTTTAATTATATTAGAAGCAAGCTAGGCAGGGGCATAGACATTGACTACGACAGTAGAGACGGATTTGAAAATAATCTAGCTGCAATGAAACTGTCGTTAATGAATACAAAAGATATATTTTTTATAGCACATAGTTTAGGCGGTATATACTCTCTACATCTAGCCAATCATATGCCTAAACAAGTGCTGGGTGCTGTGACTCTTAGTACGCCCTACGGCGGAGCAGAAGTAGCAAATTATGTACAGTATTTTTTACCGTTCTCTAGACTAATGAGAGACATAGGACCCAACAGTTGGCCCATGAGGCAAGCAGATAAAATTAAGATACAACATCCGTGGACTAACGTAGTTACGTTACGAGGACAAAGCCCTTTCATGATAGCACCCAACGACGGTGTAGTTACTATTGACAGCATGAAGCATCATGAAGATATGGAACTGGTAGAAGTAGAGCTAAATCACTATGAAGTAGTACTCAGTGATTCAGTGATTGATATTATT